TCCGAGCCCGTCACCGTCGCGGGGTTCCCGCCGTGCCAGACGGGCTCGTCCTTGGTAAAATCCCATCGAACTTCACGTGCCAGCGGAAGCTCGGTGCCCAAATCGGACACCGGCGAGCTGATCAAAGGAAAGATGTTCATTCCAGTGTCACCATCCTCTCAATGAGATAATAGGTCTGGCCGTCATCCGAGCGCATGAGCAGCACCTCGTCGTCGACGTTGAGCACGACCCAGCCGAAAACATGCTCCTCCGGCCGGAGAAAAACAAACGGACCGATGGCGCTCTGCGTGACCTGCACCAGCTTCTCAGGCAGCAGCGTTTCGATGCCGTTTTCTTCGCGTGCTTCGACATCTGCCAGAAAATTGGGATACATGGATTCCGCCACGCGGAGATCCTCTTTCTCAAGGTCGATGCCGTCGGCGCGGATCTTGATCGGATCGAGCGATAATATCCTGCCGATCGTGTAGGTCGGGTGCTGCTCCTTGTTGGCGCGCTGCGAAATATGCTGGTTGATCCCGACATAGGGATCGCGGGCGCTTTCGCTCATGTCAATTCACCTCCGGCAGTGCTGCCGGAAACGACATTCCGGCAGTTGAGTGTCAGCTTGCAGTAGTAATTGTCGCGCTTCCAGGTATGGACATCGGCGTCGATCCAGAAGATTCCCTGCAGGCCGGTCTTGTTCTCCCGCACAACGACCGTCTGGCCGGTGATCAGTGAGAGATCCCCAAGGACGTCGACGGTGACCGTCTGCGTCATGACGCCGTCGTCCAGGAGTTTTTGCGCCTCTTTGTCGATATCGACGTCAGAGGAGGCATTTTCGGTCAGATGGCGCTCCATCATGCCGAAGAGCTTTTGCGCATCATCGGTACCCACGCGGCGCTGAAAGCTGCCGTCGGCGTCGTAGATGGCCACGCTGTTGACTATGTTTGTCGCGTCCTCCACCGTCCTGGCGTCCATCAGGTTAGATTCGGCCTTGAGCACGATGCTGCGCTCGCTGACGTCTCGGACGGCCACCAGAAGGCCTTTCGGCGTGTAGGTGATGGCATATTTGTCCTCGGTCTGCTGTGTGGCCAGTGTCCAGACCGTTTCAAAGATCTTATCCAGTGCGATGCCTGCAAATTTGCGGCTGATCTTCACGCCGGTCGACGGCAGCGACACAATGGGGATCTCATAGTCGGCGCAGACCTGGCGGGTGATACTTTCCGGCGTCGCGTCGCGGAATTTGTAGGTGCCGTCGTTGCGCCGGCAGTAGATTCCGCGGTCGAAGCACGTGAAGCTCATGCTCGTCTCTTCGCTGTCGGCGCTTCTGCGAAGCACGACTCCGTCAAAAATCGGATTGCCGGAGTCGTCCGTCATCATCACGGCGTCGCCCATCTGAGGGACGGGCAGGCCGGTCGACTCATCAAAAACGATCTCGGCGACGAGCTGGCGCACCAGCGTCGACTTATCGCCGCTCCAGGACCAGTTGAGCAGGATATCCGTGATGCGGCGGGTCGACTGGTCCTGTGTCAAATAGATCTCCATCAGCCGCCTCCCAGAAGAATATCCTTCGGCGGCAGCTTGATCGTCTGCCCGACATAGATCAGGTGCGGATTGCTGATGCCGTTATATTTGGCAAGGGCGTTGTAGTAGCTCGCCGTGCCGTCGCCGTAGGTGCGCCGGCAGAGCATGCTGAGCGTGTCTCCGGAGACGACGCGGTGATAGGTGATGTCCTTTGCGGCGTCGCTCTTGCGGCCACTATTGCCGGTATAGCGCGTCGTGTTGAGCGTTGCGACCTCCTGGGCTTCCAGATCCACGTACTCGCGCAGTGCGATCGTGCAGTAGACGTCGCCCGTGCCGTCCTGCTCCTTTTCGGTCACGCTCTCGATGTACACAAGCGCATTGATATCGCTTTCTGTCACAATGTATCGCACGGGGATCTTTTCAGCCGCCCAGTAGCGCAGCGGCTCCAGATAATAGCCGGGGTCAAGGATCGTCCCAGCCTGATTAAACGGATAGTCCTGAGAGGGCAACAGACATTCGATCGTACCGCTGTGCCGACTGCGGTTGCCGGGGAGGTACACGTCGCCGAGCTGCGAAATATTGACGGTCTCAATGTTTTTGCCGGTCGTCCACTCGTAGGAGGCCGGCGTGATCGGCAGCGTCAGCACGTCGCCGTTGGCGATAAAACAGAATTGCATGGCTTTACCCCCTCATATTGGCTTCTTCCAGCTTGCTGAGCAGCGCCTGCGCCACGCGATCGATGTCGGCGTCCTCACGCACCGTCATGCCGTTGATGACGATCTGGATGCTGCCGACGCCGTTTTTCTCCTGCCTGGCCTCACCGGCCGTCAGGACCTTTTCACCCTCATGCAGCAGGGCGGGGAAGTTATCGTAAGGAACATAGTCAATGCCCATGGCGCGCTGGTGGCCGGAACGGTGCTTCGTGTAACCGGAATTGAAATTGTTCACCGCATCCGCCCAGGCAGAATCCGTTGTCGCCGCGGCGCGGCCCTTGGAGAATTCCTGACCAAGCGTATAACCGGCATCCCAGTAAGAATTGTTGAGCGCCGTATCGTCGCGCACAGACTCGATCAGGCTCAGCTCCTGCGCAAGTTCCTCGTCCTTACCTTCGTTGGCGTTATATTCGTTCATGCCGTCAATTTTTGCCTTCATCAGGATACGGCCCATCTCGGCGGCGTCGCCTTCGGCTTCAGCGGTTTTGTACTCTTCGCTGCCCATGGCGTCGTTCATCGCGTCGCGGATGTACTGTTCTTTGGCATTTTCCAGCGAGGCCTTCCAGGCACCGATCGCGGTGTAGGCCTCCTGCATTTCCTGACCGCTGTCACCGGCGAGCCATTCCTTCTGCGCCTCAAGGCCCTGCATGCGCGTCTGGTTGTAACCTTCGCCCATGGCGTTGTCGAGCTCCTGCTGCAGGCCCTCAATGGTGGATGTGATGCCGCTGAAGGTCTTGGACTGCGCCTCCATTGACCCTGCAAAGCTGTCCGAGAGCGCGTCCAGAATGATCCTGGCAGCGTCCTGTCCGGCAACTTCGCCCTTGGAGATCATGCTGTACATCGTGCCCTGATCCACGCCGTATGCGTCAGAGAGCATCCCGACCGCGCCGATACCGCGGTCATTGAGGATGTTGAGGTATTCGAGCGTCGTCTTGTTGCTGCTCTTCATGCGGCCGATGGCCGTGGCCACGGCGGTCATATCGTTCGTAGACTGGCCGAGCGCCGCGCCCGCGTCGCCGATGGTCTGCAAGACCGGCAGGATGCTGTCTGCATCGTAGCCGTAGGTCGCGAGCGTCTTGCTCATGCTTGTCAGGTCGTCATAAAGAAACGGCGTCGAGTTGGCCATGCCGACAAGGTTTGTGAGATAGCTGTCCGCGGTCTCTTTGCTGCCGAACAGCGTCGCGAAGGAGATTTTGTCGGTCTCGCGCCCCGCGGCGATCGAGCTGCCGCTCGTCAGCGACTCGCTCTGCGCGTCCAGCTGCTCCTGCACAGCGTCCTGCACGTAAGACTTGAAGGAGGAATCCTGCGATTCATATCGTTGTGCACTTCCCGATATTGCTCCGGTAATGCCGCCTACTGTGGCACCTGCCAGCACGCCGAGCGGCCCAAATGCTGACCCGGTTATTGCGCCGGAGAGCACAGAGGAGATCATGCTGGATGCAAGGGTACCGGAATCGCTTCCCAAAGCACTGCCGATTTTTGTGTTTAGAGATCCTTGTACTGCGCCGCCAATCATCTGCGCTGCCTGCATAGTGACGAGTGCGTTTGTGATCGACTTGAAGCCGCCGCCTATGCCGCCCGAGCTGTTCATCGACTTGTTGGCCTTCGTGTCAAGGTTTTCGATCTCCTTGCGGGCCTTTTCGGCTTCTTTGCTGACGGAACGGAACTGATAGGATAAATTATCGAAGTTCGCCTGTGCGGCCTCCATCTTGAGGCCATCCATGGCATCCTGCGTCTCATTGAATTTTTTCTTTGCTTCGGTCAGCTCTTTTTTTGCTTTATCGAAGTTCGCATTGAGCGTAGCTTTCTCTTTACTGAGAGAATGCGCTTTGTCCTGAAGTTCACGGAGCTTACTGCCGAGATCGGCGGCGTTCTTCGCAATCGTCTCCATCCCCTCAGAAGACTTGTCTTGCGTCTTGATTACGATTGAGGTTTCTGGCAATTCTTTCACCGCCTTATCATTGACTTTGTCGCGAAAATGCATATAATGAAAGCAAGGAGCGTGATACCTATGACGAAGACATCTATCATCACAATAGCAGTCTCACTTCTGATTGCGGTATTGCTTCCATTTTTCATTTAGAGTTTCAGCCGCCCGAAT